CGCCGCAGCCGTGACGCCCAGCCCCTGACCGAGACTGAACGCACGGAGCTGCACCCGCGCACCGATGCGGACCTGCTCACCATCGCGCGCAGCCGCTTCAGTGCCGCGATGGACGCCGAAAGCGCCACGCGCCGGTTGCAAGAACTCGATCTGGCCTTTCTGGGCGGGGCGCAGTGGGAGGGCCACATTCGCGCCGAACGCGAGCGCGATCGCCGTCCCTGCTTTACGATCAACCGCCTGCCGCAATTTCTGCACCAGGTCATTAACGAGCAGCGCCAGCACCCGCCGGCCATTCGTATTCAGCCCGTCGACGATCAGGCGGACGTCGAGACCGCCAAAATCCTGCAGGGCATTATTCGCCACATCGAAGTCTCGAGCCATGCCGATATTGCCTATGATACGGCGCGGCAGCAGCAAGTGGGGCAGGGCCTCGGCTATTTCCGCGTGCTGACGGCCTACGAGCACCCGCTGTCTTTCCAGCAGGTGCTCAAAATTCAGCGCATCCGTAACCGCTTCAGCGTCTACGTTGATCCGAGTTTTCAGCAACCGGATGGCTCAGACATGCAGTGGGCCTTCGTGGTCGAGCGTCTCTCCCGTGCCGCGTTCGTGGCGCAGTACGGGCAGCTCCCCGACCAGGCGCAGGCGTGGACCAGCACCGGAGACACCTGGCTCAGACCAGACGAGATCCAGATTGCCGAGTATTTTTACCGCGAAGACGCCCAGGTGGAGATTGCCCTGCTCGAAGACGGCACGGTGCTCAGGCGCCGCGACGTCCCGGAGGGCGTGCCGGTCGTGGCCACACGGACCACGCACGTGCCGCAAATCTGGTGGTGCAAGATCAATGGCTACCAGGTGCTGGAGCGCACCCGCTGGCTGGGGCAGTATATCCCCATCATTCCCGTGCTGGGCGATGAACTGGTCACCGCCGAAGGCACCGACTATATCGGGCTGGTGCGCTTTGCGCAAGACCCGCAGCGGCTCTATAACTACTGGGTGAGTGCCGAAACCGAAGCCATCGCCCTCGCCCCCCGTGCCCCGTTCATTGGCGCGGAGGGCCAGTTTGAAGGCCATGAGCAGCAGTGGGGCAACGCCAATACGCGGAACTATGCCTACCTGGAATATAAGCCCACCAGCAGCGCCGGCGTGCCGCTGCCGCCGCCGCAGCGCATGGCGCTGGAGCCGGCGGTACAGGCGATTACCCAGGCACGCATGCTGGCTGCAGACGACCTGAAAAGTACGACCGGCATCTATGACGCCGCCCTGGGCAATCGCTCGAACGAAACCAGCGGCGTCGGCATCCGCGCCCGCAAAAGCGAGAGTGATACGGCCACGGCGCATTTTCCGCTCAATTTCAACTATGCCTTGCGTCACTGTGGGGTGATGCTCCTTGATCTGATCCCCAAGATTTATGACCGCGCCACCATCCTGCGCATTATTGGCGAGGATGGGCAGCCGCAGCAGGTGCCGGTGAATCAGCCCTTCCAGGATGCGCAGGGCGTCGAGCGGCTCTATCAGCTGGGCGTCGGGCGCTACGACGTGGCCATTTCCACTGGCGCCACCTATGCCACGCAGCGCGAAGAGGCGGTCGACAAAATGACGCAGCTGGTGCAGGCCTATCCGCCGCTGCTCCAGGCGATTGGCGATCAACTGATCCAGCACATGGACTTTCCCGGTGCCCCCGAAATCGCCGAGCGCTTAAAACTCCTCTTGCCGCCTGAACTCCAACAGCAGGGGAATCCGCAGCAGATGCAGCAGGCTATGCAGCAGATGAGTCAGCAACTTGAACAGATCAACGCCTATGCGAAAGAGGTGGAGAAGGCGGCCCAGCAGCTCCAGCAGACGAATCAGGAACTGGAGTTACGCCTGGCCGACAAAACGGCGGAGAACACGCTGAAAGCCGAGGAGCTGGCCATCGAGCGCGAAAAGAACCTGTGGGACATGCAGCTCAAGGAGCAGGAACTGGCGCTGAAAGCCCAGACCGCGCGCGCCGCCACCAACGGGCAGGAGAGCTAGCATGCTGAGTTGGGCCTGGGACTGGCTGTGGTGGCTGGCGTGGTATGCGCTGGTGCTGGGCGGGTGGTTCGGCTGGGCCCGGGCCACGCGGCGCGCCAACCGCCTGGAGCGGGAGCGCGATCAGGCATTGAAAATCAAGTGGTAGGGCCTTGACAGGACCCGGCCGTTGTTGGTGTAATAGTCCGAACCGTGCGGCACGTCAGCATACAAGCGTCTCACCTGCGCGACCGTGGTGCATCCGACCAGAACCACCGCCTGCGTGCCGCACGCTGTCCGCCTGGCAGTTCCAGGCGCCGCTCTTCCTGGGGAGAGGATAAACCCCCATGCCGATCACCGTAGTCTCCAGCGATCCCCCCGAGGCCAGCGATCCCGTTGCGCCTGCGGATTCGGCTGCGCCCTCGCCCGACGCGAGTGGCCCCCCTGGCGTCTCAGCCCCGCCTGCTCCCGATGTGTCGGCTGCGCCCGCTCCTCCCGCAGGAGCCGTGGCACCCCCCGAGTCAGCCCCGGACGCTTCAGGTGCTCCACAACCGGACGACGACGAAGGCGACACGCCGGACAGCATCCCCCGCGGGGTGCAACGCCGCATTGATCGGGAAGTGCGCCGCCGCCATGAGGCCGAACGCCAGGCTGCAGCCATCCAGGCCCGCTTACAGATGCTGGAGCAAGGCTACCAGCGCCCGCCGCAGGGCACGGCCCCGGTCCCGCTCGCCCAGCAGCCCGAACCCCGCGAAGAAGACTACCCCTCGCAAGCCGAGTGGTTCAGCGCGGTCAGAGCCTGGGATAAAGCGCAGCTCAAAGCCGAACTTGCCCGTGAGGCGGCCGAGAGCCAGGGGCGCGCGCAGGTGGTGGCGCAGCAGCGCAAACTCCAGACGCAAGCCGAGGCGGCCCGGGCGAAGTATGCCGATTTTGACCAGGTGCTGGACCGGCTGGCGACCATGCCGACTGTCCCGGCGCTGGATGCCTGTGTGCATGAAAGCGACCTGGGGGCCGAACTGGCCTACTACCTGGCGCAGCACCCGGAGGACATCGAGCGCTTGAATCAGTTGGCGCAGACCGCGCCGCTGGCGATGGCCCGCGAAGTCGGCAAGCTGGAACTGCGGCTCAGCACCTCCACCAATGGCCACCGGCCCGCCGCGCCCGTCGTCCCTTCGACCCAACCGCCACCACCCCACCCGGTGAGTGGCTCGGGTGCCCCACCGCCCACCGGCTACCGCGAGGACATGTCTCAGGCGGAATTTGATCGCATGTTCCCGTATAGTCGCAGGGGCAGGTAGGCGTGAAAGGACGCTGCTTTGCCAAATACGCTGCTCTCGATCTCTATGGTCACGAGAAGGCTGTTACAAATCCTCAAAAACAACCTGATCTTTGCCTCGAACGTCAACCGGCAATATGACAGTCAGTTTGCCGTAGCCGGGGCGAAGATTGGCAACACGCTGTCGATCCGTATCCCCGCCGCGTTTGCGGTGCATGATGGGGCGACCTTCACGGCGCAGGACTATATCGAAGAGACCGTGGCCCTCGTCGTGGACCAGCAAAAGCACATCGACGTGCAGTTTACCTCGGTCGAAATGACCCTGTCGCTCGACGACTGGAGCCGGCGCATTGGCGAGCCCTCGGGCATCAAACTGGCCAACACCGTCGATCAGGCCGGGCTGGCACGCTACTGGGAGGTGGCCAATTCGGTGATGTCCCCCGCGCCGGGCGCCACCAGCAACAAATGGTTTGCCTACCTCAAAGCCGGGGCCATTCTCGACCAGGAAGGCACCCCACGCGATAACATGCGCATGATCTGTCTCGAACCCATGGAACAGGCCTACGTGGTCGACCAGAACAAGGGCCTCTTTCAGAGTGCGACGCAGATACGCGATCAGTACGAAGAGGGCACCATGGGGCTCTCAGCGGGCTTTAAATGGGCTATGGACCAAAACGTCGCGGTGCATCTCAGTGGAGCCCGAGGCGGTGCCCCGGTGGTCGGCGCCGCGGGCCAGAGCGGCAGCAATCTGGCGGTCACTGGCTTTACGGCGGCTGCAGCCCCACGCCTCAAACGCGGCGATATCTTTCAGATTACCGGGGTGAACGCGGTGAATCCGCAAAGCGGCGTCAGTACCGGGCGCTTGCGCGACTTTACCGTCACCGCCGACGTCTCCTCAGCGGCTGATGGCTCGGCCACCATCCCCATTTCCCCGGCCATTCGTCTGGCCACCGCCACCGATCCGCGCGGCACGGT